GTGTCGAGCGCTTTCTGTGGATTGTATGCCTTCTCGCAAAGGCCGCGGCCCCAAAAGCGGTTCGGGACGGTGTCGTACTGAGCTGCAACGAAGCCGCGATCCTGCATGATGAACAGATTTTTCACGCACGCGAGAATTTCCGAGCGATTGGCGATGGTCAAAATGACCTCAGAGTAGGATTCCTCAGTTTCCGGAGACGTCAGCGCCGCCATTTTGAACAAATTGGTCTGCTCGGACGTGGTTTCCGGCAGCAATCGGGTTGGAACGAGTCCGTGGTATTCGTGGATGAGAACTTGCTCTGCGTTGATCGGTTCGTGCTCGCTCCGATCTGGCCAGGATGAGTTGTGGGTCCAGTTGCCAAGCTCGACCTTGCGATAAATGCCGCGCTGTTGTTTCAGCTCGACTTCGTGCTTTGGCACGAGCGTAATATGCGCGCATCCAAGGGACTCGTTGATCGAGCGGGCGGCGGGATCGATACAAAATTCTTGCGGATCTACTGCGACGACCGACACGGCGATCTTGTCCATGAGCTTCACATCGCGCGCGCGGCCTGGAGAAAATGGGACGGGAACCCGATCTATGCGCTGTTCGACACAAATTTTTGCGATCAATGTGCCGTATAGGGCGCCGTTCAGCAAGCATTCGCTAATCGCCCGGCGGACATCGACATATTCCAGGTCTTCCCGCAAGTTGTCGAGGATCGTTTCGGCCAAAGCGGTATTGTGGTCCTCGCGTTCCCCGAGCGGAGAGAGCTTGTCGAAGTCGAACCAGCGTTTCCGCGCGAAAATGCTTTCTTCTAGGTCTGCTACCTGGGCTTCGATCGCTTGTTGAGTCGCAGGAGCGATGATCTTGCTGCGTTCGACCTGGCGTTCTCTGTCTTGGGGACGCCATTTCCCGCGCCAGATGTGGTAATACTCTTCCCAGAGCGCCTTGTATTCGGTGTCTCTGTGTCTCTCCCACTCGTCTGTGCGCTGCAAGACCCACGAAACCAGGCTGTCGGTGGCGGCGAGTGGCTGTTGTGGTGGCGTTAAGAGGGCTTGGAGAGGCACCGTCAGAACCCTGCGACTGCGTCAAACGGCTGCCATTCGTCGGACTGGTCTTCTTGGTTGTAGGGCACGGTTGCGAGCTGGGCGATATACGAGAGGGCATCGAGGGCATCGTCGTGCGCGAGCCGGTTTGGGAAGTCCGCCATCTCCTCTCGGACTTGACGCATATACGCTCCAGGCCGGAAATACAGCCTGCGTTGCTCCATCAATCCTTGCAACGCCCATTGGATCCTGGCCTGCTTGTTGCGTCCGCCGTGGCTTACTTCGGTGACGGAAGGATAGACGCCAAAGCGCAGCATGTTGTCGTGCAGATAGGGCATGATGGCCGACTTGAGCGCGCCTCGCTCGATGCCTATCGAAAGTGGTCGATAGTGTTGTGCGGTGCGCAGTATTCGGATGGCGGTTTCTCTGACATCCCAGCGTCCGTGTACGATGTCATGCACATACCAGCCGAAGGTGCCGACCTCGGCGACGGCGATTGCGGTTTGGTCGAGGGTCTTGCCGCCTGATTTCTTGTGCACGTCGAAGCCCGATAGGTCTACAGCCATGTAGATGGAGCCTTCTCCTGGGCATTCCGCGATCTCTACGATCTCCTGTGGATTGAATACGGTTCCTCCGAAGGCGGAAAAGCTGGCTTCGTACTCCTGGCGTATGTATTCGGCGCTGAGCGCGGTATCGCGGATAGCGGCATCGATTTCGCCCTCTTTGAGGAATGGGTTATCGACGGATTTGTATGAGAATGCGGCCCATTCGTTGGATCGTTCCGGTTTTCGGGCTTCGCAAAAGAGATCGTAGAAGTGATTTCGGCCGGCTGGAGTGCCGATAAACATGGCTTCGCCCTCGACATCGGTGAGGGCGGGTCGGATGATGGCCGGCCAGACCTCCTGTTTCATCTGTGCGTACTCGTCCATGACAGCGAAAGAGAGGCCGGCGCCGCGCAGGTTGTCCGGTCTATCTGCGCCCTGCATGTGGATTTCGCGACCGTTAGGGAGTCGGATCACGCCTTCTTTTTCTTTATAGTGGCATCCGAGGGGGAAAACGAGCTGCTTCAGCGGCATCCACATGACATCCATTGCCTGATTGAATGTTGGTGCGACGTAGAAGACCTTATAGTCCTTGCCTGGCGCGCAGAGGTTGTAGCCTCGCGACTGCGTTTTCATGCCGGCGATCACAAGCATTATCCGCGCGAGGTAGGTTTTGCCGAAACGGCGGCCTGCGGCGACTACCTTGAACCGTTGCGGTGCTGCGAAGATTTCCTGTTGTGCCGGATGCAGCGCGAAAGATAGTTTCACCCTTTTTTCGGCTCCTGCGCCCCGTTTTTCGCTTCTGGCGAAGGCGTCATGCGATTGGACATATACAGTTCGGCGTGGAGTGGTTTACCATCGGCGGTGGCTGATGGATTTTTTTCCGTGGTTTGCTTGTCCTGATTCACGAATATGCTCCTTCCATAATGTCAGTGTCTGATTTGGGGCATTGCGAGATAGCATCGGCTTTCGGGTCTATGCCGATGACCTGAATTGTAACGCCCTGGAAAGCGTCTATCGCTCCGTAGTGTTCGATTTGTTTGCGTATCGGGATAATGCGTTCGAGGATCAGGCGCATGGCGTACATATCGCCCTCCTTGGCCCGTTCCACGAGCACTTTCATCAGTTGCTCGAAATCTTTGAGCATGGATTCCGAGAACAGGCGGATCATGAAATTCTGCATTTCGTTGATCCTGGTTTTGCGTCCTTTCGCGCCCTTCGGTCTTCCGAGTCCGGCTCTTGTCAGCAGGCCGCCGTGCTTTCCCATCCGGACATTGGGCGGCAAGCCAGGTAAGCCGCTCTCCATCGCGACAATGTTGGTTGTCGGTGTATTCTCGGTTACGGTCTCATTGTCCATATTGCTGGATGATTCTCGCCAAGATCAGTGCCGCGACTTCCTCGTCGTCGATCGCTCGCAATCTCTGATTGCGGGCCCAACCGCCGCGATTGCGAGCGATCGTAGGTGATGCGAAGGAGTTGCCGGCGTATACGTTGCCTGCCGCTGCGCGCCAAGTGGCATTGATGGCAGCGGCGTGGTGTGCGCGCAAATACGGTCTGCCGGCGCCGGTCGCCGACATTCGTTTTTGCCTGCTATCGATTGCCACACTATCCGCTTACCATTTTCGCTTCGGTGTAATCTGCGCCATCGTCGGTCAACAGTTTCTTTGCGATCAAAGTGCCGGCATCGTTGTAGATTTCGAGCGCATCGGTGCCGCTGGTCTGCGTTGTGAGTCGGTTGCGCAGGGCCATGTAGAGCAGCATCACGGCGGTCCTTAGCGTTGGCGTTGCCGACGGCTGCCCGACACCCAGTTCTGCGATCGCGGTATTCAGGGCGTCGTCTACTTCCGATTGGACTTCTGCGTCCCAGGCTGCGTTCCATGGAATGGAGGTGAGTCCGGCGCCTGCAGTGCCGATACGCGATTGGATGTCAGCGGTATCGGTTTCGACGTCGGTAGCGGTTTTCACGGTCGTGCCGGACAAGCCTACCGTTGAGGTCGGCGAACCAACGTTTGCCCAATCGACTCCGGCCTCACCGCCGGCGCTTACGTCGAGCGTGCGGCCAGCGACGGTTGGTCGGATTGCGCTACGATGTTCGATGCTGAAACTGCCGATCAATTCACCGACAACAGACACGCCGTCAACGGTTCCGGCGGTTATCACGAGTTGCACGTTCGTTCCGGTGGCGAAACCATTTCCGGCGCTTGCGATGACGCGCACGTGGTTAAGGCCGGTTCGTCCGTCGAAGTCGGTCGTGAGCGTGATACCGGTGGTGATTTCGGTCGTGCCCTGGTCCACGTAGGCGGCGACGGCTGGGCTACCCGCCAATGAATGCGGGGCCCCGGTCGAAAACCGCCGCGTGGTGAAGGCGATATCGATTGTGCTGCCGAGCGCGATGTCGCCGTAATAGCTCATCCGGCCAGGCCTCCGCCGTCGCCGGCCAATGACTGGCGTTCGCCGACAATGCGCACGAATGCGCTCGGGGCGGCGGCAGATGTGGTTTGGGCCACGATCCCGTATCCGGGTGTGATGACCGTGCGCGTATTTGGGCCTGGATCGGTATAGATCCCCATTCCAGGTACGATGTAACTGCGGTCGGCCATTTAGCTGAGTTTGATCCTTCCGTTCTGATAGATTGTCTTACTAGCCTTCATAAGCAGCACCCTGGCGACGATTGTGCCCTTCGCCTGTGGCGTGAAGCTGACACCGACCTCCTGCTTGTTTGGATTGCTCATGCTCGTTGTGTCCCAGGATTCTGAGGAACTGCTCTGATCTGTGCCGGAAGCCAGGATCGTCGGGGCATCCGTGATGCGGGTTGCGAGCCCGGCTGCCGACAGGTAAAGGAGTTCTATCGCGACCTCGTTATCCTTGAGATTCGTTGCGCTGTCGTGGAGGATCGCAATCGTGGCCGTGACGGAAGACCCGGTCGTATCATTCCAGACTGTCAGCCAGGGTCCACGGCACGGATACTGGTAACTCGCGTTCGCGGTCGAGGCGAGCATAAAGCTATAGGTCTCAGTTCCGTCGCTCGATCCACCAGTCATGACGCGGCCGGTCTCGTAGGTCACCGTGCCTGTGTAGTCGACCTCAGTGAACTTGATCGGCGTCGTGCCGGCGATGCAATCGTGGACGCGTAGCTTCACACACCCTGGTCCAGGCAGCGTGCCGGTCGAGAGGTTAACTCCACTCGGGAATTTGCAGCGATGGAACTCCACGATGCCGGAAGCGGAGGCGGATTGGTTCAGTAAATTGGTATAAGAATTTCCGCTCAGGTCGGACGCGCGGACGATAGTATCGACATTAGCTGCCGGCGCACAATCGAACAATGTCGTAGGCGCCGTGCCGGAGCCGTCAATGGTGAATCCGTAGAGGCGATTCTGGCTAGAGCCGAATCTGACAGTATTGGATGCGTTGTTGCATTTGACTGAGCATCCCAATAGGATCACGAGATTGTCGTCGTTGTTGCTAGATGCGCCAGGGCCAATGGCCATCCGCGCATTGGCGTTGTTTGGCAGCACGGCCGCGCAGGATTCAAGGATTAACGCCTCCGGCAGACTGGTCGTCCCGAGATTTAGGCTTGCATTGCTGCCGGTTCCGCTCGCCGGCTCGAAGATCAGCCCGTAGATGTAGGCATTGCCGTCGATGGTGATTGGGTAGCCACCGGCTCCGGTCCTGATCTTCGCCGTGGTCGCGAGCTCCGTGGGCGGCTCCGCCCCATCGTTGCAGCATAGCAACTGCACGCCGGCGCCCGTAGGGAAATTCACGGTGATTGCGGCGGATGTGATCTCGTTGTGCGACTGGGACACGAAGCACCTGTCCCCAGCAACCCATGGGATCGCCTCCAACCCGGCAAGAGTCGCCTTCGCGAGCGCCCATGTGCTGCCG